ATCCGATAGCCTCTCCCCCCGGACTTTTATACCTCTGCCCATATGGGCCGGCATCCAGATTCTGGCGGACTTGATTAGAGCAAACTACCAGGATATTACGATGAGTTATAATCCGGCAAGTCTTTCTAAGTTCTTCACTAAACTCCTTTGCCCGACGCATCCCCATTTTATCTTTGTCTTCCATCTCCATATCAGTTGATAGAGCGGCTAGTGAGTCGGCAAAGACCCCATAGATCTTATCATCGTTTTCCTCTGGTGCCCATTTTCTAATCGCCTCAAATACTTGGGGAATTGTGTCCGGGACTGTGTACTCTATCTCCCCAGTGTCTAGCCCAAACATGGAAGCAAATTGCTTGTTCAACCTGGCCTCGGGATCATGGAACATAATTTTCCCTTGCTTCCTCTGGACATTGCCGGCTAATTGACAAAGCAAAACGGTTTTACCAGCACTAGCCGGGCCAAATATCTCTACTAATATTCCAGTAGGTATTCCCCCTTCTTCAAATCTCCCACCCGAAATAGCCAGATCAAGTAGGGTAGATCCGGTCGACACTACATTTGCGTTTCCTTCATATTCAAAAGAAAAAGGAGATTCATTGTCTTTTTTGTTTACTTTTCTTTCCAGCTGGGTGCTAAGTTTTCTTTTAACTGGAACCTTTCTTTTCATTTCTTCCGCCAATATTACCGCCCCTTCATAAGATAATAGAAAAACAGGGAAGAATCCCTTCCCCTCCCCTGTTTAGCCTTATTGCTTGTTGACCTTATTCCTCACTGGCATCTAGACACTCTTCCCATAAGTCACATTCATCGCATTCATCATATTCTTCACAATCCGTTCCAAAGGCGTAACCATGGGGACATTTGTCCTTTGATTTGGTTTTCTTAGGGGGCTTTCTCCCCATGCCAGATTTAGAACCTCCCTTGGTATTCTTTTTCGGAGCTGGTTCGGGCTCTTCTTCGTCCTCACCATCATCATCTTCGTCGTCATCGTCTTCGTCGTCATCGTCTTCGTCGTCATCGTCTTCGTCTTCGTCTTCTTCGGGCTCTCCCTCCCATGGAGGTTCAATATCATCCCAGCTTGCGTCCTCTTCAGCTTCTGCTTCATCCGCTTCATCCGGACTCAATCCCCCAAAGAAGATAGCTTCTATGGCTTTATAAGATTTGATTTCAAGGAGATCATCCAAAGAGGGGATCTTATCTAATATGCTTTCCGGATAAGCTTCAGTCCTTTCTTTGAAATCAATCCTGCTAGTATCGGCGTACTTATTTTTCCCAAAACTTTCCTCACTAAATCGAATCCGAAGAGTATACCCATCCTCCAGGTCTGGGAAGGTTTCATACTCTTCATTTTCCTGGATCTCCTCGTTCAGCTTTTCCTGGAATAAGAATTGGCTGATATCCCAGACATGGGGTTCTTCGTCATATTTCTTGCTGCCTTTCGGAATGACCCAATAAAGATTTCTCATAGAGGTCTTTAATGCCCGAACAGAATCGTCATCCCATTCTGCCCCTTCTTTAAGCAAGTTTGCCCGATACTGACATATAGGGCACTTCTTCCCTTCGCTGGAAGGGCATACGATGGTCATATTATCCGGTCCAATGTTTCGATGTACCCAGAATGGGCGTTTGTACCATAACCCACCTGGTACAGCAATCTCATATTCATCATCCCTGTCTGGGTGGTTTGGCATGGTGACCTCATAGGGCAGGATATCCAAGTTTACCCGGGATCCCGGCTCTTCTTTGAACTCCGAGACATTTTTCGGCAGATTCAAGTATGAGAATTTAGAACCCCTTGCCTGCTTCTGAGCATTCCGGGCTACCGCCCCTTTGAATTTTCTTTTCTTTCTAGTTGTTCTTTTTGCCATGGATAATTTCACTCTCCTTATTTTTGAATAAAATTCGGATGGCTATTACCTTGCCAAAGTAGGCCATCATTGAAAGAATTACTACATACAATGGTATTGCTCCAATCAATAAAGCAATTTTAATTAAATGGGACATAGCTACTCCTTTTTCCTGCGTTGTATTTTAACCTTGGCATTATGCTGCTTTCTCTCGGCTCGCTTGATATTCTCCTGCTGTAAGTTCCTTGGGGCAATCGGGCCTGCGAAATAGGAAAGAGATAGTAATTTAACAAGGTTTTCCAAAGCGGTTTTCCTTTGATCTATAGCCCGGACAGCCGCCATAGCTGTTTCATATTCATACCTGGCCTCATTATACTCTTTGCTGGCTTCTTGGTATTCCGTTGTGAGTATCAAGGCGCTTTGAATAGCTGATTCTGTCACTTTAGATAATCCATAATTTCCCGGGTTATTTCTTATCTGCATCTCCACATAGGCTCTCGTTACATCCAACCGCTCTTTAGCCGAATCCAAATAATATTTCATGTTGGCCGCATGCCTGGAATATTTTCTCATTAGATCCGCCTGATGGATCCATTCCACATCCAAGGCATCCGGGTCTATCCTGACATCCTCCTCATAATCAATGTCTTCCATATGTGTTATTATGTCCTCCATTTATATCCCTCCTTTACCTTATTATACGTATAGCCTCAATTTCATTTAATTCATTCATCCTCTTCCCCAAACAAAACACTATAGCAAGCCAGCACTAATCCGGGAAATCCCGTATCATAGAATGGATTTATGAATTCTTCCATGATTCCGGCTATAAATCCGCTATGATTGCCTCCCAGTAAGATTGATTGGCAATATCCCAATACAGCCCGCCTTATCCTCTCATGATCTGCCCCCTTCAATCCCTGGAGGATTCCACTGACCTTTTTCCAAGGATCTCTTGAAACTAATGCCCGACAAAGCTCTATAGTTTCTGATTCCGTTACTGCCGCCTGTCTGATTATCCCCATTCGTTTCTCTTCCGGCACGGAAAGGACTTGAGACAAGATCTGCAAAGCATTTCTGGGATGCCCCATGCTATCCTGAGCAATTTGATCATATATTTTCTTTTCAAGTTTCTCATTTTCCGCCTTAACCACTTTTGTCAGAAGCTTTTTCATTTCCCGGTCATTCAGCAAATCTACTTGGAACTGGGTGCATCTCCCTCGGATAGTAGGTAAAAGTTTCTGCGGTTCCGTGGTGCATAAAATATAATAGATATGGGATGGAGTATCCTCAAGGGCCTTCAATAATGCCGTTTGGGCGTCCCCTGTCAGTTTATGACACTCATCCAGTATCCATACTCGGCAAGGGCTTTCCAATGGTTTGTATGAGCTTTGTTTTCGTATATCCCGGATAGTATCAATTCCCCGGAAATCAGCCGAATCCACTTCTCGGAGATCTGACCCTTTAGCCCCAAGTTCTTTCGCCACAATTCTTCCAAGGGTGGTTTTCCCACACCCTGTAGGTCCGTGAAAAAGAATACTCCTCCCTATTGGTTGGGATGCATCAGGAGAAAGTTGGCTTCTTAATAATTCCACTGTTTCCGAATTCCCCACAACCTCGTCAAGGGAATCCGGCCTATACTTCAAATATAATACTTTGGCCTTATCACTCATTTTTCTTACCCCCATATACTTAATCTCTATCTAATATTTCTACCATCACTTTTCTGATCCCGAATTCCCAAACACTTTCATGGGCTTTCTCATTATTGAAATCCCCCATGAAAATATCAATGTGATTTCCCTTCACACCACCACCTTTATCATTTGCAGTATATATGCCATTGAAATGGGCATACTCCTCCGGGAAAGTTATCCGTATCTTTGTCCCCATCTTTATTACCTTTGGATCTACCGCCACGGACATGGCCTGTTCCCTTGATTTACCAATTAGATTTGTACCATTATAAGTTATCCCATACCCTTTACTGCCAATGGGTTTCCCACAACATTCCACCGATAAATCATAGGCGGTGGCTTTGAAAGGAAGTGACTCCGTCCCCGACCTTGAGGAACTCCCCCTTGTTGGAGAATTCGGGATCTCCGGGCGTTGGGATTGTTTGATAGGTTCCTTGGGTATTTGGAGATTTCTCATTTCTTGGATTAATTCCTCTTGCTCTTTTTCCCTTGCATGGGCATTCTTCAGCAACAATTCCATCCTATGTATTTCCCGGGCTTGATTCTGCATTGTCCCTACAACTTGACCATATATCAGGATGGCCTTCCAGCATGGAAATATAAATGCCACAAAGCATATAATAGAAAAAGCTATCAGGAATAGATTTTCTTTTCTCATTAACTCATCCCCCTTTCCCTTATTATACAACGATACAGGATTTCCCTTATATCCAAGGGGCGTCTACTTCATATTCATCCACATCTATTTCTAATGGAACTATAATCCACTTCCAAGCCTGCCGTAATTTTTTTTGAACAATATATTGAAGTGCTTCTTTTACCTCGTCCAATTCCGCTGGATCGGCATCTATCAATATCGAGTCATGGATCTGTCCAACCAATTTGGAACGCCATTTCCTTTTGCGGGCTATTTTATCCAACTCAATAAAAGTAAATAACAGGCAATGAAAGGCGGAACCCTGAATGGGATAATTAAAGATCTCATTCTTCCGCATTACCCCAGTGCAGGAGAATCCAGTATATGTTTGGATAATCCCAGTGCGACGGTAATCCTGGATAGCCCGCTTCCGCCACTCCCCATACTTCTTGAAACGTTTATTCCAGAAGAAATCCTCGATACCTTCCATGTGCTTGAGGAATTTATCAAATGAGTCTATTCCCTTGGCTATGAAATGGTCGGAGATATGAACCCCTTCTTCCAATAAAATCCCCGTGCCTTTTTTCCATTTCCCCTGCGTCGGCAACTTAATCCAAGTGCATATTGAATCCGCATTATTGGCATAATAATCCCCATAGAATTGCGGGAAGATGAATCCATTCTTGGCTGCCTGCCGGAGTACTTTATGATATGGGTCATTCTTTACGAGGTCATCCTTTATGAATATTTTCTTCGCCATATCCAAGTGCATATCGGAATTCTTATCTAATAAATATTCCATCATCACTGGATCTTTATGGTAGCATTCGGATATGTTTACCTCTAAGGCGGAGAAGTCGGCCTCTATCAACATATGCCCCGGTCTTGGCAATATAGCCCTTCGGCATATCTTCATTGCCTCTTTATCCCGTTTGGGGATGTTTTGGAAATTCGGATCTGAGCTGGAAGACCTATATGTCCGCACGGTATGCAAATGAAAAGACGGATGAATAAACCCATCCACTTGATTATCCAGGAACCCTTCCAGGTAAGTTGTTTTAACCTTGGCTAATTTCCGTATGTTTAATATATAATCTATGCCGGGGATTCCAAGCCCTCGCAGCGCCTCCTCATCCGTAGCCCCTTTCCCCTTGTCCGTTACCTTCAATGGAGTTATCTTCATATCCTGATAAAGAA